TTTGTAGGCGCACAACCTTTTTATGTGAATCATCACCCGGATCAGAATTCCAAAGTTCAGAGTTTAATTCAGAGACTGGATCTGGTTGCTCTAAAGTAGTCAGTGACTTCTCAATAAACCATTGACCTGTTGGTCCTTTGAAAGCGTGGTCCCAATATCGTACCCACGGCAAATCTTCACCCTCAGGTGCCGGCAAAAACCGAATTACAGCATAACCATTACCCGCTTTATCGACAGTAGGCTTCCATTTCCGCTCATCTTGCATGGATCCTTTTGGACCGGATGCAGTCTCAGCAGCTGAAACCAATTTATCAATCGCCGCGGCGCGGTTTTTCTTGAGTTTTGAAAACGACATATATTATTCCTTTCGTATATTTGTATTATTTATATTGTGTGTGTGTGTATCCACTTAGACATAATCACATACTATTCATTAATAGACTACACAGTACTAATGCTCCATGAAGCTGCTGTCACAATATCCCGATATGATGAGATATTAGCGACATTAATGAATGGACTGGTTTTAGACAGCCTCTTATATATTCCCGGCCAAGCTATTGGATCGGTTATATATTTATTCTCCTTTTTCAGGAATTTAGTCATCTTATCAATGATAAGAACACTCATCATATCTATACGTTCAGAAATCATCAGGCCAATTATTAAAGGATTACTGCCACCATCACTACCCAGTATCTGATTCAGTGGCAGTCCAGTATCCACCATAACCTCCACGTCATTTTTGAATGTATATTTCAACCGCTGTCTAATACCCTTCCAGTGCAGGTGTCTCTCTTCCCCCTCTTGATCAACTATATCTCCAATCCAGGGTGGTGTTGAACTATAGGCGAAGTTAGCAACCAGATACTCAAGTACCTGGTCCTTGCTGGTATATTGTCGGGCTAACTTAGCAAAAAAATGTTTATCGTTTCTTTTATAAAATGATTGTGGGGAATTGCTTGTTTTGAAGTGGTATTTTATTGCAGAATAATCCCAGTTTGTATAATGAAGCTTAATTGATTGATATATTTGATACACATCAAAGGGATCTAGAGATGATACTACACTACCTCTATAATTAGTCATCACCCTGCCCCTATTGGAATGGCAACTCATTTGCTTTGGGAATAATATTAAGCAGCATAGCCTCTTTCTCTAGTTTATCAACAATCGACCTCGATAGCAACCGCTTACAATGTTCAGGCTCTATCATTCGCCTTTCGCATATAACCACAATGCTGTCAATATAACCAAGCTCAGAGGTATGGAATAAGTCCTCTACCTCTGCACTAAAACGTTTCTTGGTTACAATCTTATATCCAACTTCACTTTCTGTGAATTCAGGTTTGGCCACTTCACTTCTCCCAGATATACAATAAGTGGTCATCGACTCGGCCAACATATTTCTTCTGTGGGACCCAATATGGGGTTACGTTAGCTGCGTGATAATGAGTAGCCCCTGCAGCTAGATCAACACCAAGGCGGTATAGATGAATTGATTTTGAGACGAGCTCTTGCATACGAATTACAGTAGTGGCCTCGAGCATTTTGTCTGGTTTACCATCACAAAACCACGAGAAGTGACATTTGTTCCTTAGAGGATGTCCTGCAATATTAAAGTTTGATGTGTATACTACAGAACATATATTATCTCTGAAACGACTATCCATCACTCGGTTGAGCACCACATGCATTACCGTCATCACACCCAGATCAGATTGATTACGAGTTTCAAAGTATGCATTAGTAACAGCACAATCAAAACTTTCTTCAGCTGTTGGTTGTTTGGTGCCGATGTACATCATATAGGCATCTGATAGTGCCGTCGATGGTCCATCTTCAAGAGCCTCTGCGTTAGCAGAGGGAAATAGTGTCATCAGACCAACAATTGATCCCATTATAAAACATGCTACATAAAACCATCCATCAGACTTTTTCATTATCAATCTCCTCATCGGTACTATCCTCATTGCATATTTCATTGCCATATTCATCATATTCAATTGAATATGTAATAACATCCTCGAATGTGTCTGATGGATTACTAATCTTATTAACCCCGATTAACTCAATACGCTTTGATTTACTCATTACATTATATCCTTTATAAAATAGCATTATCTAATATATTCAACTAACCACAACAGGGGCCTATCCTATAACAACAACTAGCTCAATACCATTTATCCCATACTTATCAGATGCCCGGAACACCAAATTATCTATATCTCCATTCTCCACATAATATGGCCATGCACCATCAATAATTAATATTGTGGGGGTGTTAGCGGCGGCCGCCTTACGCACATCTTCTATAGATTTTCCGTAAGGGGTTTCTAGGATATCCAGGCCTCTCCTAGAATCCACAGCTAGATCATCAAATTGTGCAGCAACTCTATATCGGAGGGTAATGGCCTCACTGGCCTCACTGGACTCACCTGCTGGGGGTGACTGACTGACCACGCGCGCAATTCGTGGTAACATCACAACAACATCAGATCGATCCCTGATAAACCGATTGATTGTATGAGTGTGTCCAGTTTGGCGGCCCATCTTAAACCTAATGCACTCTTCAGATAAGGACTTATGCTTATTCCCCATATCATCATCTCTTTGTATCAGATAATCAATCATATCAGAGATGAGTGTATACATGTCAACCTTGTGTCTATAGGTTGCAACTCGCTTAAAATATTCATTGAACATTATACTTGCCTCATTTATTCATAACCCGAAGAATTAGCATATCTTTACCTAATCGCCCAGTGGCCTCGGTTACCTTACTGGTCATGATCTTCCGCCCATTATTGATTTGCCGCGGCGTCTTTTTCAGCACATCTTGGATAAATGCAACCTTAACTCGTTGCTTGAATGCATTGTGCTCATCAAACTGAATGATAGAAGACCCCTTAATAGTCAGCCCATTTGGATGATTGGACACATACTCATGTAGCTCATTCGTCCTAGTGTTCAAAATGAATACCCTATGTGCACCGACAATCTTAGTTGGATCGATGGATACTATTTGCAGCCCAGTATCCTCCTTTTTGTATTTGACTCGAGACACAACCTTATCCATTGTCTTAACCTTAGCCTTGGACTTCGTACGAATAGGCTTTTTGCGTGATGATGTGTTGGCAGCTTTCTTTGCCTCCACATCTGTCAGCATAGACTCAAGAGCCTTAATGCGTCTACTAATCACTAGTTGTGATAGGTGACCAAATCCACCTTGAGTATCTTTCAGATCATCAATTCGAGCAATCAACCACTCTCTAATCGTTTTGACAGGCATGGCTCCTTTGAGCTCATATTGGTTAATCAGATCATACACATTCACTGCTTGTGGACTTTTGGTGGTTTCCCACTCATCAAGCAAGGCCTCCAAGTCACTTAGAATGGTCTCGTTTGTACGGGATCTAAGCCGTTCTGCAGGAGATATGCGGATAACGTTGGTAGGTGCACCATTCTTGCTAGAAGGGCGGTTAGAGGCCGCTGAGAACGCGTGCTGTTTGATAGCATTCACCTGATTATCCACCAAATCAAGCTCACTCGCAGAATAATCCCAACCACGCAAGGACATTCTCATCAGCTTCAGGGCTGATTGATCTAGCAGATCTGTATTAGCAGCTGCTGACAGGAACTTTTTAGCATCAGCCTTAGACATGTCAGCTGTCATATTGTGGTGCTTGATATACTTGATTAGATGTGGCGCGTTATCCTTCATATCAGTGAAATAATTGTACCACTGTAATGTGTGAATCAAAGATATTTGGCGGTTGGCAGGCATACCAGCAGTGAAATCAGGCTCAGGTCCTAGCGCAATTGCATCAAAAGATAGTCCGCGGCCTTTAGTTTTCAGTGAACGTGCCATATACGTGGTTCCTTATTCGGTTATAATTCAACTCAAGCCACATTGTCCCACATATAGCGATTATAGTCAACTACACCTTTACAGTGGGATGATACTCTATCAAAGTGTTTAGGTTAACTGTACGCCAACCTTGGGCTTCCACATCAAACACGCGGACAAGGCCCCTATACTCATTGTTTGTGACAGTATGCGCTGTCTTATCTGAAGCTTGCGATTTTTCCGATTTTGGTATATGTTCCTCAGGAATCATTGACTGATCCAATGTGGCTTCCATATCTCGGATGCTGCCATTGGCCTTAACGAACTGCACAGTCCATACACCCGAGCGGATAATTTCTTTGAAAAGAGATGCCTCAACTGCAACTGCTGGGATATCTGTATTTACTTCGGTCATATTAAACTTCCTCATTTATTGATGGGGTTGTAGAGTGTAGGTAGGCATGCCACTCATCTGGGGTGACACCAGTAATAAATACTTCGCGGTCCTCAGCTGATAATCGTGGAAATGCGTATTGGACGGAATTGTTCGTCATCAGCCAATCAGTCACTTCTGGAAGGGTAACATGAAGCTGCGCGACGAAAGATTTCCCGAAAACACTTTTACCCTTGGCCGTTGCCATTCCTGTCTTAGAATTGAATTCAAAGCTTTGAAATACAGTATAGCGCAATGCTGGTTTATTCGTTCGATTGATGCGTATTTTCACAATAAATCTCCACTGAATATCCTTCGCAAAAAAGGATGGGATTGGTGTATAGCGTATGCTAGCTCAACAGCTGTTTTATGGTACCGTGCTGATGCTGCAGGTTTCATATCTCCATCAAGAATAACCCATATTATCCCATCCTCAGTTATCAGTTGAACAATATGGTCAGCCCACCACACGCTTTCTTTGCTATACTCACCAATCAACATTCGGTATAGTGCCATTAAATTAATGAAGCATATACCTAATATAGTGAAAGTAACAACAGGGCCATATATCACGAGTCCTAACAAACATGCCGCGGCAATGCACCATACCGCGGCACGGCCGCGGGATAACTTATTTAGTTTAGCTAGAGGATTTATAAAATGTAATGTTCCTACCCAAAACCAGTTGGTGGTATAGAATGGAACATCAAATATATGTTCTTTGTCGCTCATATTAGCCTCTCCTCATCCGGGCAATATCCTTCGCGTCCTGTTCATCGAACACGGGGACCATATTGGATTTATGCATAGTTGCAATTCCCAATAGGCGTCGTTCACCGCTATATTGTCCGCTAGGTTTTCTGGGGGTGATGTCCTTAATAGAGTCTGCTTTCGTTGATATGTCTGATTGATACTCCGCTGTAGTGCGGCGAAACGGTTGATCGGTCGACGTATCATATAGCCCTTCCTTCACTGGTTTATATTTACCGCCTTTAGCGATATTACCACCTGCATCAAGCCTCATACCAAACTCTTTAGCAAACTTCCTCTCAGAAGCAATCCTTTTGTGATCAGCTTGTCTTTTCTGAGAATCTATCCTTTGCTTTCGTGAATGTGCCATTACAATCGAAGTCCAAGTTGATGTACAACAACACGACGGGCACCATCACAGGCAACCTCAACGTCATTCTCATCATATCCTATCCATTCCTGCCGTGTATTATCCCATCTGATAAATTCATCAGTCCAGTGATCGATATGTACTACCCAATCACGTGGCACAAATCCTCGACTGTTTTCAATCATCCCCAACAACCTCCTCTAGTTCAATTGAAGTTCGTTGACACACATCGAATTCACATCCACATTCAGTACCCAATAGCTCATTCAGTTGCTCTTCCACTAGCATGAAAGGGAAATCCTCGCTGAGACTATCGATACAATGACAACACCTGGTTGTCATATAATCGTGTAGCATAGTGACCATAGCATCGATACTATCAAACGATAATTCCCAATCCTTTGTTACGTGGGTGATGGTAAATCTAAAATCCCGTGGGCTGATAGGGATGTTAACAAAAGCCATTATAGACTCTCCATTATTAATTGTATATCTTCATCAGGATCGCCCTGATGGTTAATTTTAAATGAGGACACATACCTCTGTTGGCGGGTATCCTCATATACGTTGCGTTTCAATTTATTGCTTTTTATTCTTACATTCTTTAGCTTTTTCGACAACAGCTTATTGGCCAAAATATCCATCCCATAATATGAATATAGTGCCACCAATAAAGAATGTAACTGGTATCACTATATCAAGTCTATATTGCTGAGCTATATCAATTAACAACATATACTCCTCCTATAAATCCTCCTATAGGATGTGGATCCGGATCTGGGGTATACAACTTAGGACGGGATATTGTAGTCTGATCT